TGCCGTAGGCGCGCTGAACGGTGTGGCTCCGCTCGCCGGTATCGCCGCCTCGTTCTCGACAGCGCAAGGCGCGCTCACTGGCATCTTGGCGATCTCAGGCGTAGCCGCCAGCTTCTCCGCCGCGCAGGGCAATCTCGGGGGCGCAGCGCCGCTCGCTGGCGCCGCCGCTTCGTTCTCGACCGCGGCGGGCGCGCTCACTGGCGCCGGGGCGCTCTCAGGCATCGCGGTGTCGCTGTCCGCTGCCGAAGGCAATCTGCTGGCGTCGCTCGCGCTGTCTGGCTCATCGGTCAGTTTCTCCGGCGCCAGCGCCGCGCTGACTGGCACTGGCTCGCTCGCGAGTGGCGTGTTTTCGCTGAGCGCTGCGGCGGGCGCGCTGACTGGCACTGGCTCGCTCGCGAGTGGCGTGTTTTCGCTGAGCGCTGCGGCGGGCGCGTTGACTGGTGCTGGCGTACTCGCCTCCGCGACTGTTTCATTCAGCGCCGCGCAAGGCCACCTCGCAGGCGCAGGGGCTCTCTCAGGTGGCGCGGCAACCTTCACCGCATCGATTGCCTACCTCGTGGGCGGCATAGCGGTGGCAGGCGGTGCTGCATCTTTCAGCGCCGCCTCGGGCCAACTGGTCGGCAAGGACGCGCTGTCAGGCGTTGCGACAAGCAACTCGGCTGCGAGCGGCAAGCTCGGCGGCGCCGTTGCGATAGCGGGCATCGCGGCTTCTTTCAGCGTGGCCCAGGGAAGACTGCTCGGTATCGCAACGCTTGACGGCGTAGGTGCCTCGCTCAGTGCTGCGGCCGGCCATCTCATCGGCAGTGCGTCGGGCGTAGCCGTCTCGTACTCCGCGGCCACCGGGGCGATATCACTGAGCGCCTCGATCTCTGGAGTTGGCGTATCCCTTTCGTCGGCGAGCGCCTCGCTAATCTCCCCGCCCCCTTACGGTCCCTATGCCGTGGTGGCGACAGGGCTTGGTACGCAGGTCACCGCGCAAGGCAATTACCTCCTAATCGCTCCGCGATAGCGGATAATTTTTCTTGATCCTTACACACGATTATGGTTTTCTGCCGTCGCTGCGTACTTCCCCAACCTGACGGACGCGGATGATTGATTGACTTCAGCCATGTCTGTTTTGCGCGGTCGGGACGCCAGAAGTTCAACACTCCTGGCGCTCGACCGCTCTCTTCGCTCCATCGATGCCGACGGCCACATGCGTGTGGAACTCTCGCGCATCTCCAAAGCCAACATTTGCCCGTATCTGGGGCGCGAGATCCCGAACTGGGAAGCGCTGAAGCTCGATCCCGCCCGCACGTACCGGCTTTTTCGCGACCCGAAGGAACTGGCGAAAGGCGCCTCGACCTTCGACGGCAAGCCGCTTCTCATCCGCCACGTACCGATCGACGCGGATGTTCCGCGCAAGGATCTGTGGGTCGGAACAGTCGGACAGGTGACGTGGGAGGATCCATACCTCATCGCGAAACCCCTGATGGTGCTGACCTCAGAGGCCATCAAGCTCATCGAGTCCGAGGAACAGCGCGAGCTGTCAGCCGCCTACCGTTACGATGCGGAGATGGCGCCGGGCATCTGGGGAGGCCAGACCTATGACGGGCGCATGGTCAACATTCGCGGCAACCACGTCGCGATCGTCAGCGAAGGCCGGGCGGGGCCCGACGTTCATGTTGCGGATGAACTTCCGCGGGAGTTTCGGCGTATGACCACTCGTGCTGCGGCCCTGGTCGCGGAAGCCATCAAGCCCTACCTCGGCAAGGATGCGAAGACGGATCTGATCGGGCTCGCGCTCGACGGCGCACTCGGTGAGACACCGGCCGAGTCCGTACTCTCCCTCGACGAGGAGGAGAAGAAGTCCGCCGAGGACGCCTGGAAAACCGAGCACGGCAAGGACGAGATGACCGACGAGGAGCGCGAGGACGCCTACAAGCGCGCCCGCGACCGCAAGGCCAAGGACAAGAAGGCCAAGGACAAGAAGGCGCGCGACGCCAAGGCTGCGAAGGACGCCAAGGCCAAGGACTCAGGCGCCGACGCTGCACTCGATGCGCGGGAAGCCGCGATGGACGAGCGCGAGGCCGCCGAAGATGAAGGCAAGGAGGACGAGGAAGCCAAGGACCGCAAGGCCGCGCGAGATGCGCGCAAAGCCGCTCGCGACAAGCGCGCCAAGGACAAGGCCCATGACGCCGATCCAGACCATCGCAAGGACTTCGAGCCCAACAAGGGAGAGGATTCCGTGAGCAAAGACGAGCTGCCCGCCATTCTCAAGGCGCACGGGGATGGCATTCGCCAGCAGATGCGCGATGCCGCACAGGCGCGCGAGAAGGTGCGCTCGATCGTGGGTGTGGTGCCGATCGCGATGGACTCGGCGGAAGACATCTACCGCTTTGCGCTGAAGCACGCTGGAGTGAAGGCCGAGAAGGTGACGCAGTTGGAAGCGCTCTCCGCCATGGTCGATATGGCCGTGACGACCAAGACGAAGACCCGCACACCCGATATGGCTCTGGATGCGAGCCGCGCCGGTCTCGTCGACCTGGACAGCATTTTCGGACCGCAGAAAGCGGCCTGACGGAGAGATACCCGTGCCCAAATCTTACCGCTGGTTCTCAAGTCTCAATGGCGCCATCGCTGGGCCTTACGAGAATCGTGACGAGGCAGTCGACGCCTTGCATAAGTCAGACCCTGGGACTGACGAACCTGGGAATGCCGGAGAGTCCCCGAAAGGACCGCGCGGGGTTTTCCCCGTCGAGTTCGAGCCCGTCGGCCGCAAGTCCAAGCCCGTTCAGGCCGAGGAAAAGCGTGGCGAGCCAAGGTATGAATCCAGGGTGACCGAGGAAAGACGGGCCGAGGCCGAAGGCGAGCTGGATGCCGCCAGAGCTAAGGGTGCCTCGCCCGCCGAGATTTGGGAGGCCGAGGCGAAACTCACCGAGGCCACGCGGCTGGCGCGACATGCACATGTGGCGCAGCGGGGTACGGGCTTTGACCGACGGCTGGAGCCGAATGCGCAGCTCATGAACGTGGAACATTCCGGTTCTGATGAGGATCGCCGTCGCGATGGTGTTCGGGATACGGAGCGAGCACCAGGTGATGCGAGTCGCGAACTGGCCGAGGCCGACGCGGCCAATGCCAGGGATGCAGCAGAGAAAGCGGTCTGATACGTGAAGACTGGCTTCATCTACACGGTCGTATAGATTGCGAGAAATGAGGATTTAAATATGCCTCCTGGAACAGGAACGGGCTTTCAGTCGATAGTGAACAAGGATCTGCCAGTCGCAGTTCTCGGTGACTACGCGGGCGCCGGTATCAAGGCGAACATGGTCGGGGGTGCGTGGCAGTACGTCGCGTCTCCTGGTGGAGTCGCGGTCGGCGGGATCGGCTGGGCAAATCCAGCCACCGGACTGATCACCGGCTACTACCAGCCGAACAGCTTCGCGTGCTTCATCCATCGCGAGAGTCAGGTCAGCATTATCAATACCCCCGGGATCGGAGGTCCGATCTCGAGCCTGCAGGTTTTGAGCGGCCAGCGCGTCATCGGCTACGTTCAGGGCGAGTTCTGGGGCCTCTTCAACAGTGGCGCGACCCCCGGGCAGAAGGTGTACTACAACCCGGGTATCTCCGGCACGGCGTTCGCACCCGGACTGTCCTCTGGGGCGGCCGGGGCCTCCGTCACCGCGAGCGACACGAGCGGCACCACTTCCGGAGGCAACACACTGACCGGCGTTGGTACGCTCACCGGCTCGATCACCGCTGGCATGCCACTCAACATGGCCGGGATTCCCGCGGGCACCTACTTCGTCACCGGTGGCGCGAGTCCCTGGACGATCGCGAACTATGACGGCCTGGTGATTCCGAATGTCGCGACGACCGCTTTCACTGCGGTGGGCGCGACCGAGACGCAGTTCTACGTGGCCTCCGCCGTCACGGCCGACTGTCTCTTCACCGCTTCCCTTGCCGTCCCGGCCGCGGGTTTTGCTTTCAGTGTGCTGACGGTATCGGCGATTGCCTCTGGCGTGCTGACCCCAGGACAGTGGCTCTCGGCGACGGGACTTGCGGCTTCACTCAACGTGCAGATCTTGGAGCAGCTCACCGGCACCACGGGCAGCACCGGCACCTACTACACCACCCCGGGTCCGGTCGTGGGTTCGACCGCCACGTTCAACGGCACGCAGGCCAAGTTAGGAAAGATTTCCACCTGGGCCAACTGGGTTTAACGGAGACTCTCGATGACGCAACTTGCGTACGACTCAAAGCGCCTCGCAGAGGCCGTCCGGGCTGGCTACGCCCAGAATCTCGTGCAGCAGCTGGAGCGCCAGAAGGGCATCAGCTTCGACTCACGTTTGGGCGAGCAGCGCTTCGTCGAGATGCTCGACAAGGGTTCGTACCCGGTCGCGCTCGACACCGGCATGGCGATGGACGTTCAGTCAGAGCTCGTCACGCTCTCCAATGCCGGCATCCCGTGGTTCATGCTCAACTGGCAGGACCCGAAGATCATCGCGATCTTGGTGGCGCCGATGATGGCGGCCGTGATTGCAGGGGAACGCTTGGTCGGTAACTGGGCGATGGAAACCGCAATGTTCCGCACCGCAGAGGCGGTGGGTGAGACCTCGGCCTACGGGGACTATGCGGATGATAGCGGTGCGACGAACGTCAACGTCAACTTCCCGCAGCGGCAGAACTTCCTCTTTCAGTCGCATCTTCAGTACGGAGAGCTGGAGCTTGCGCGCTGGGGCGAGGCTCAGATCGACTGGGCGGCTCAGCAGCAGGTCGCGAATGTTCTTGCGCTCAAGAAGGCGCTCAATTTCCTGTATTTCTACGGCATCGGGGGACTGGAGAACTACGGCCTCCTGAACGACCCGTCGCTGCCGCCGGCTTTGACAGCGACCTATCCGTGGCTGAACTCAGCCTCCGCAACCGCAAACACGATCTACCAGGACGTGGTGCGGATGGTCATCCAGCTGATGCTGCAGACCAATGGAACGGCGCGCCAGGACGACAGGATGGTGCTCGTGATGTCGCCTCATCAGGCGGTAGCTCTGGACTACATCACGCAGTACAACACCAACTCCGTGAAGAATCTGCTGAAGCAGAATTTCCCGAACCTGCGCATCGAGACCGCTCCGGAATACGGCCCTCCGTACAACACCTCAGGTGAGCTGATTCAGCTGATCGTTGAGGAAGTCGAAGGTCAGCGCACCGTCGAGACGGCTTTCTCCTCCAAGCTGCGCGCGCACACCATGGTGCCCGGGCTGTCGAGCTGGAGGCAGAAAAGATCTTCCGGTGGTTGGGGCGCCATCTGGTACCGCCCGGTGTTCTGCGTGCAGATGTACGCCTAGTGGACCCAGATGCGTGTGCGTGCATGGGATCCAGGGCGACTCTCCGGCGCAGGTACCCCCTTCAACTGGCCGGCGGCGAATGGACACGGCCGCGCGCCCTTCACGAGCTTTCCGGCAGGTCCTGGTAGTCCCGTTGCAGGCGCCCTGGGCGTCGCGATCTCTCAATTCGGGTGGGTTGATCCGATAGCAGGGTTAGTCTCGAACCAGTTCACTGCTGGCTTCTTCCTCGGCTTCGTGCTGCCGGTGCCAGAGCTTCTGATCCCGCCGCTGCGCTATCCGATGCTCACCTATTCGTGTGGCGTGTGGACGCTGCGCCCTGGGATGAGATGCGTTATCGCCTCACAGGGGGACTTCGTAACGCGCTTCCCGCTTGGCGCGCAGGTTGGCAGTCAGGTTTGGACCGATCCTGCGACGGGCCTGCCCTACAGTTCCAATCTCACTGGCAGCTATATCGCCACCAGATGGACGGCGATGTGTTCCGGAGGCTGCAACGCCCGCATTCGTATTTCCAGTTTCGCCGCGCCCTTGAACTAAAGGACAACGATCATGGTTGATAACCGCAAAGTCCCCGCCGATCACTCTCAGCAGACCCGGGACGAGCCCAAGCCGCCGGATACGTTCCTGTCAACCGCCGAGGCCGCGCGCGCAGCCGATGCCGCTGGCGCCGAGGTTTCACGCGGAACCGACACGGTACTGATCGGCTGCAAGCTCCCACTCGGCTTCACCATGGAAATCGTCCAGCCCGGCACCGCGGTGAACGCCGATGGAAAGCCGGTGCAGATGCTGCACCCTGCAAAGAGGGGTGAACGCGTTTTCATCAAGGGCGCGAACTCGATGCGCGTCAATCCGCGCGCCCACCAGGGGGTGCATCCCTTCGCCATCACGCGGGTGGATCGGTCGCTGTGGGAAGCCTGGATAGCCAGGAATGCGGACTTCGACTTCGTGAAAAGGGGCCTCGTGTTCGAGGCGAAGAATGAACGCGATGCGCAGGCTATGGCGAAAGAGCGCCTGCCGGAGCGCACCGGGCTTGAGGGCTTGAATCCGCGCGTCGAAAAGGATCCGCGCATGCCCAAAGCGTCGAACGAAAATGCGGTAGTTGAGACCGACCCAGCCTCGCTCAAGAACGCAGCACGCGTGGCGGATGCGGCTTGAATGAGCATCGCACCGTGCAGTCCCGCCACAGTCACTCCGGGCATCGTCGTATTCAACCCGACGGCGTTTGCTGCCCGGTATCCGTCATTTGCGACAGTGACCGAGGCGGCTCTGCAGCAGAACTTCAACCAGGCGTGTCTCATGCTCGACAACTCGTGCTGCTCGGTGGTACGCGATGCGCCGACGCGCGAGATCCTGCTCAATCTCGCCACCGCTCACATCACTGCATTACTGAACGGCGTGAACGGCCAACCCCCGCAGGGAGTCGTCGGTCGTGTCAGCCAGGCGCAGGAAGGCTCGGTGAGCGTGCAGGCGGAGTTCGAGGCCAAGTCCGAGTCCGCCGCATTCTGGGCTCAGTCGCCGTGGGGGCTCGCCTTTTGGACCGCGACGCTCAAGTACCGCACCGCGCGCTATATCCCGACGCAGCACCACTTCGGCGGCATGGACGGGTGGCCTGAGTGAGTGCGGTCACGGTCAAGTTTCGCGGCGGGGAGAAGCTCAAGGCCCATCTTCTCGCCCTTCAATCTTCCATGCTCACGGCCCGCGGAATGCGCGTGGGCTTCCTGGAAGGGAGCACCTATCCCGCGACTCCAGGACAGGGAACGCTGCACGTCGCTCAGGTGGCGTTCTGGAACGAGTTCGGCACCAGCCGCGCGCCTGCCCGTCCCTTCTTCCGAGGAATGATCCGCCGCGAGGAAGGCGGCTGGGGCGGCCAGTTCGCTGACTTCCTGCGCCGCGCGCGGTTCGATGCGGCAACCGCGCTCAAGGCTTTGGGGATCACGATCAAGGAGGAACTCACTGACTCTATCCGCACCTGGCCGGCAGACAATGCGCCGGCGACAGTTGCGCTGAAGGGATTCAACAAGGGCCTGATCGCCAGCGGCGTCATGCAGAGCGCGACGGACTTTGAGGTGCTGTCTTGAGCCTGAATCTGCATTCCACGGTTCGCGCCGCGATTCAGACCGTGAACCGGGACATCACGGCTGCCTATCTTAGCTCGACCGGCTACACGACAAACAGCGCCGGCAAACAGATTCCTGCCTATGCGGCACCGGTTAATGTGCAGATTCAGGTGCAGCCGCCATCGGGTGGCGACCTGCGCCACATGGAGTATCTGAACGTTCAAGGCGTCACGCGCGTCGTGTTCCTCTATTCGGATCCTGAGGCGATCGATCGCGTCAATGCACGCGGCGGCGACCTTTTTCAATTCCCGCAGTTCTCTGGCGATCCGGTCGATAATTGGCTGGTCGTTGAAGTGCGCGAAAGTTGGGACGTCGGCACCAACAACACGCCGCAATCCTCGCTCCCATCCTACATTCCGACTTCCGGCTGGACGAAGCTCATCGTCGTCTTGCAGACGGACCGGCCGACATGACAGCCGCAACTGTCACGCCGACCCTGCAGACCGTGTATAGCGCGCTCATGCCTTTCATCGTGGGACTCACCGGCCTGCCACCCGCGAGCGTCATCCAGGGGATTCAAAACCGCGCCGCCATGCCGCTGCCAGGCTTCATCCTCGTGCAGGCTCTGGACCGCCATCGGCTGCGCACCAACATTGACAGCATGGTCGAGGCAAATCCTCCGATCTCGCAGACGATGGAAGAAGGCGTCGAGTTACGCGTACAGATCGACTGCTACGGGCCATCCTCCTGCGACTGGGCGAACATGCTTTCTGCAACGCTGCGCGATGAGTACGGCGTCGATGCGCTTTCACCGACGCTCGTACCGCTGTACGCAGACGACGCACGAATGATCCCGCTGGTGGACGCAGAGCTTCAGTACGAGGAGCGCTGGATGGTCGAGGCCAACTTCCAGATAAACCCAGTGACCACGATCCCGCAGCAGTACACCGACGCGCTGGATCTGACCTTGGTGGATGTAAACGTGGACTACCCAACATGACCATTGCCGCGATTCCTGCCTCCAAGTTCGTGAGCTCCCTGCCGTCGGTACTGGCGGCTGCCGGGGCGCCGCTCTCGATGAACGGCATCATCCTGGAGCTTGACCCGTCTATCCCCATCGGCACCGTGCAGGGCTTCGGGAATGCCGCCGCCGTGGGTGCTTGGTTCGGCTTAAGCTCGGTCCACTACCAGCTTGCCCTCATTTACTTCGCCGGCTTCACCGGCGCGCAGCAGATCCCAACAGAACTCTACTTCTACCAGTACAACACTGCCGCGGTCGCCGGCTACATGCGCGGCGGCACGGTAAGCGGGCTAACGCTCGCTCAGATCCAGGCGCTCTCCGGCACCATCACCGTGCTCATCGACGGGGTGAGCCACACCTCCGCCGCGATCAACCTCGCGTCTGCGTCCAGCTTCACCGCTGCCGCCGCACTCATTCAGACCGGGCTGCAGGCGGGCACCCCCACCACGACTGCGACCGTGACCTACGACACGCTGCGCCAAGCCTTCCTGATCACGAGCAGCACGACGGGGAGCACGAGCAGCGTGGGCTTCGGTACCGACTCCTCGCTTTCGCCGGCCCTCTTTCTCAAGTCCGCGCTCGGCGCGGTGCTTTCCCCGGGGGCAGCAATCGCGACTCCCGCTGGCGCGATGGCGGCCATCACCGCGGCAACCCAGAACTGGGCGTCCTTCATGTCGACGTTTGATCCGGATGCCGGCGCCCCAGGCGGCCCGATCAAGCTGCAGTTCGCGCAGTGGACGAGCCAGCAGAACGGGCTCTACGCCTACGTGCCGTGGGACTCGGACCCGACGCCCTCGACGGAAGCCAACGACAGCGCCTGTTTTGCCGCGCAGCTCGTGGCAGATCAATACAACGGCACGATCCCGGTCTGGGGGCTGGATGCCACCAAGGCGGCTTTTATCCTGGGATCGATCGCCTCGATCGACTTCACGCAGGAAGACGGGCGCATCGACTTCGCGTACCTGGGGCAAGCCGGTCTCACCCCGGATGTGACGAGCTTGACCGTGTACAACAACCTCGTTGGCAACGGCTACAACTGCTACTGCGCGGTGGCTACTCGGACTGCACAGTTCGAGTTCCTGCAGCCCGGCAGCATGCCAGGGGAATGGGAGTGGATCGACCCGTACATCAACCAGCTCTACTTCAATTCGCAGATGCAGAACGATCTTCTGACCTACCGCACGTCAATCAAGTGGATCCCCTACACGGAAGCCGGCTACAACGGCGTGCGCCAGGCGCTCCAGTCAGCCATCGATCAGATGGGAGACTTCGGGGCATGGGTGAGCGGTGTTTCGCTGTCAGGTACTCAGATCGCGGAAGTCACGTCGCTGACCGGAAATGCGAGCACCGCGACCACGCTGGAAAATCAGGGCTGGTTCTTAATGGTGACCGATCCGGGCGCAACAGCGAGGAATGCGAGACTCTCGCCTAACATTTCGTTCATTTATACTGATGGAGGCTCGGTGCACACATTTATTGTCAATGCGGTGGATGTTGAATAGGGTAATCGCGTCTGGCCCGACATGCCGGAGTAATGATCTATGGCCCGCACATTAACTAACGCAAATTCCGTCCTGACACTCACGTGTTCGGATCTGGACATCGGCCCTGTGCAGATGCAGGGCTTTGCGGCCGATGAGATGTTCGACACGACGGAAGTCAAGCCGGTCGAAGTGTTGGTCGGCGTTGATGGTAAAAAGTCTCAGGGCTACGTCGCCTTCCTCGTGCCGTTCAAGTTCACGCTGCAAGCCGACTCGCTGTCGATCGACATCATGGACGCACTCCAGGAGGCACAGGAGGCAGCCCAGGAGGCTTACGAGATCAGCATGAGTCTATCGGCCCCGGGCTTAGGGAAACTCTGGACCTTCAACAACGGATCGCTCACCTCATTCAAAAAGACCCCCGGCGGCAAGAAGCTCATGCAGCCACAGACCTTCGAGCTGACCTTCGAGAAGATGATTTCCTCGGTGGTGTGATGTGGCCAGACGGAACAAAGAAGTCACGATCACTGAAGAAGGACGGGATAAGGGCAAGACGTTCATCCTGACCGAAATGCCTGCCGAGGAGGGTGAGTTGTGGGCGACGCGGGCAATGGAATTGCTCGAGCTGGCAGGCTTCATCGTCTCAGAGGAAACGAAAGCTGCCGGCATGGCTGGTCTCGCCGTCACCGCGCGACCCTTCACGTTTGCCACCGGGCGCGCGCTTCAGGACGCCTCGCTCGAGAACATGTGGAGCTATGTGCAGTTCCAGCCAAAGAATCGCGACGCACCGCCGCAGAAGCTCTTTGCCGGGGATGATTGCCAGATCGAGGAATGGACGACGCGGCTGAAGCTGCGCGTTGAGTTCGTGCAACTGCATACGGGTTTTTTTTCTCGCGGAAAAGCCTCGCACTCGAAGGACTTGCAGGCGGCGTCGAGCTCCTGAGATACGAAAATGTGCCGCAGGCGATCGGGGTGGTCATATCTTCTCGCCTCGCGACTCTGGAGGAGTTGCAGACCATTTACGGCACGCTGGATCTGTATGACTTCCTCGAAGTCATCGCGGTCGATCTTGAAAACCGGCGGAGGCTAGCCCATGCCCGGCGAGACGATTGACAGCCTCACGCTCGATATTGGCCTGACAAGCGAGGAGTTCCAGGCCGGCGTCAACAAGGTCTTGGGCTCCATGGAGCGCATGCAAAGCTCCGCCGCCGAGACTGGCGACAGCATGGGCGCCTCGTTCGCTTCCCTTGGTACTTCTATCGCGGGCCTTGCGCTGCGCTTTGCGGGCATGTTCCTCGCATTCAAAGGGATCGAGGGGCTCGTCGGCTACTTCAAGAACCTGTCCGTAGAACTCGGCAATCTTGGCTTCGCGGCGCGCTATCTGGGCCAGTCGGCGAGCGAGTTGTCGCGCTTCGGCGAGGTGGCGCGGCTTGCTGGAGGCCAGTCGCAGGATGCAATCGCTGCGGTGCAGGGACTGCAGTCGGCGATCTTCGGGCTGGAGTTCCAGGGCACGATCTCGCAGAACCTCATCATGCTGCAGCGCCTGGGCGTGGGCTACCTGGAGCTGGGCGGCCAGATGCGACCCCTCAAGGATATCGCGCTGGCCACCGCGTCAGCTTTGGAGAAGCAACTCCCAGGGGACGCCAATCGCGCAATGCGAGTTCAGTGGGCGGCGCAGATTTTCGGCCCTGGCGGGCTCTCCAATGCCATCGGTGGGGGAACCACGGAACTGCGTAAGTTCTATGCCGAGTCCGCTCGTGATCAGAAAGCGATCAGTGACAAGACCATCAATGCGCAGATGCACCTGCAGCAGGAGATCACGCGGCTGGCCTACGATGTGCGCTCAGAAGCTGCGACGATCCTCTCGCGCCTGACGCCTACCATCGAGCGGCTTATCCACGCGATCGAGACTGAACTCATTCCCACCATCGACGAGCTGATTTCAGACGTCATGGACTGGATGCATCCGGAGCGAATGGGCGCGAAAATAGCCGCGCAAGGCATGAGTGCGGAAGGCGTGGGGCCGCTGGGCTTCAAGCATCCGATCAACACCTTCAAAGCCATAGGCATCGGCCTGGGAATCCGCGCCGCTCAGTTCCATGAGTGGTACGAGAAAAACCTTGAGAATTTCCGCAAGGATAAGCTCGACCAAATCACAGTGCCTCCGCAAGTTACCGCGCGCTTAGGCCCCGGCACCAATCTGGACGCGCTGAAACTGCTGCACATGGAGTCCGGCGGTGAGGAAGGGGACCCGACCTGGTCGAAAGCCGTCACAGCCTATGGTTCTCTCGGCGGAGTCCCAGGAGGGGCTGCTGGCTACGTGACTTCGGCGTTGGGTAGCGGAATCCTCAAGCCATCAGTGCCTAATGCGGGGAAGCTATCGACGCCATCAAGTGCGCGCCCGGCGGCCGCCCCAGGCTCTAAGCCAACTTCCTCCACCACCGGTCCGCGCGTCCAGATCGGCAGCATCGGGCCGATCTACACGCAGGCTACCGATGCCAATCGGTTGATGTCAGAGCTTGATCGTCAGACGCAGCGCAAGTTCCTCGTCGCGCAGTCGGACCCGGGGCTGGCGTGAGCATCTTGTTTCCAGATGTGCCGAACCTGCCGGGCGTCCCGCAGCTCGCGCGCGAAACGCTGTCTAACGTGCCGACTCCAACACAACTCGCGGGCGCTGCATTGCCGAATGAGAGTTCAGTCATCACGTTCGCGGGCGGGCTGGGGCTGACGGCGCTCTTTGGCCTGATTTCCGCGCAAAGCCAGTGGGGCATCTTTGACGCTAACTTCAACGCGGTATTGATCCCGGACTCGATTCTGGAGTTCGAGCACCACCCGCGCTGGCGCATCAGTGACTTCCCTGTACAGGGGACGGGCAACACGCCGACCGCGTTCGCCTCCTACAACAAGGTCAAGCTGCCGTTCGACTGCCGCGTGCGCATGTCCAAAGGTGGCAGCCTCTCTGATCGCAAGACGTTCCTCTCGACTCTGGATGCCGCGGCCGATTCGCTCGCGCTCTACACACTCATGTCGCCAGAGCGCAGCTACGACAATCTCAATATCGAGTACTACGACATCATTCGGACTTCCGGCGAAGGCGCCTTCTTCCTCACGGAAATCGACGTCTACTTCAAGCAGATCGTCTCCGTGCAGGCGCAGTACTCGACGACCGCGCTGCAGAATGCCGTGAACCCTTCCGCGCAGCCGTCAGCGAATACCGGCGCCGTGCTGCCGCAACCCGTGTCCTCTGCTGTGTCTGGTCTAGCGGGTAACGCCTCGCTCGCCGGCGCGTTCGGGGGGCTGTGATGCAAGTTGTGCCGCTCTCGCCGGTCCCCTCGCAGTCGCTCTCCGTGAGCTTGGGCGGGCAGTCCGTGAGCCTCGCGATATATCAGCTGGGCTTGGCTCCGGTCGCGGATCTCTACCTTGACATCGTTGCAGATGCGGTGCCGATCGTGAATTGCCGGCGGTGTCGCGCCTACTCAGGCTCGGCCATCGAGGCGCCTCCGTTTCTGCTGCTCGACTCGCTCTACTGGGGATTCGAGGGCGACTTCCTATTCATCGACACGCAGGGTGACGCCGACCCGCAGGCTGCAGGTCTCGGCACGCGCTGGCAGCTTGTGTACTTCGCCCCCACGGACATCGCGTCAATCTCATGAGTTCGTATTCGCAAAAATTACTGCGCGCAACCTTGATCCTTCCGACCGGATCATTCGCCGGCACCGCGAGCAATACGCTGACGCTCGTTGACTATCGCATGATCGCGCAAGTGACGGGCGCGGCTGGCTATCCTAATACGCTGGACCTAACCATCTTCGGCCTGCGTCAAGATGACATGAACGCCGTGACGATTCTGTGGGGAGCCGCTGCCGGTATTCCAACCGCCGTGAGCGCGCGCGCGCTGATCCAGCTCGAGGCGAGTTCAGATGGAGTGGCCTGGACACAGGTATTCGAGGGCCAGTTCGTGCAGGCGCAACCTGACTATCGCAATGCGCCGGCAGTCGGCCTTCACGCTCAGGCCATCACCGGCAACGGCATGCAGATCCAGGTCGCGCCCCCGACCTCCTACCGGGGGGCTACGTCTATCGCTGCCATCGCCACCTACCTGGCCGGGCAGATGGGCTTCACGCTGGAGAACAACGGCGTGACCGGGAGCCTCGCAACGCCCTATTTCCCCGGCACCTACATGGACCAGTTCAAGGCGCTGTGCCAGCACGCCAATCTGGACTTCTACTTCGACGGCAATGCGATACTCGCGATCTGCCCGAAGAACCAGCCGCGGCAGGGCAAACCCGTGCCGGTGCTCTCGCCCTCATCCGGTCTGCGCGGCTTTCCGACGATCCAACAATTCGGCATCCACATCGACGCGCTGTTCGTGCCGGCCTTCACGCTCGGGGGCGAGATTCAGGTCACCGACAGCATCGTGCCTGGCGCGAATGGCACCTGGTCGCCGTTCTCCGCCACGCATGACCTTGAGAGTCTGGTGCCTGATGGCGCCTGGTTCTCCGGCATGGACTGCACGCCGGTGGCGTCATGAGCGCGAACCTCGCCTACCCGCTGGAGCAACGGTCCTCGACCTCGACTGAGCACCAGGCGCTCAGCTTCTTCGTGAACTCGATCCTGGCTAACGTACGCACCGCTCATCCGGTCACGGTGCAGGCGGTCTACAGCGGAGGGCTGGGGCCTATCGGCACGGTGGACGTGTTGCCGCTGGTGTCGCAGGTCAATGGCATTGGGCAAGGCACGCCGCATAAGATCATCTACGGCTGCCCCTACCTGCGCTATCAGGGCGGCACGTCTGCGGTCATCCTGGACCCAGCCGTGGGGGATCTGGGGCTATTGATCTGCTGCGACAGAGACATCTCGAATGTGATCGCGACTCTCACCGCAGCGCTTCCTGGGTCTCTGCGGCGCTTCAACTTCGCAGACGGCATCTACGTCGGCTGTGCGGCATCAGGTATCACGCCAAGTCAGTACGTGCAGTTCCTCGCCGAGGCGGGCGGCATCAACGTGGTCTCGCCCGGAGAGATCAAGCTCACTGGCTCCAGCATCAACCTCAATGGCGCGACAGTGAGTGGCGCGGGGGAAATTCAAGACGCGCTTGGCGTTGTGCTCGGCACGCACGACCACACGCCCGGCACCTACGTCGCACCCAGCGGCGGCGGCCCAGTGGTAGGAAACTCAGGAGAGCCGATACCGTGAGCGCGCCCTACTCGACACTTTTGCTTGACATCGGGACATGGGACCTGTGTCTCGATGCATTCGGCAACATGGCAGTCGCAGACCCGCCGTACGCGATCGCGCAGGACGTCTCGAGCGCGATCCGCACGGTGCTTGGCGAAGTATTCTATGACGTCACCATCGGCGTTCAGTACTTCGGCAAGATCCTCGGCAAGAATCCGCCGTTGTCGTTTATCCGTTCGCAGATCGAGGCCGCCGCGCTCACCGTCCCCGGCGTCGTCTCCGCGGGCTGCACGATTCAAGCCGTCAACAATCGCGCGGTCACTGGGCAAGTTCAGTTCGTTGACGTCAACAACGTCACACAGACGCTCTCACTCGCATGAGCACGAACGTCCCACCCGTCCAATTCCTGACCACCGGGCTCTCGGTGCCAACCGAGTCGCAGGTCCTCGCTGGCGTCCAGGCCGA